ACTCTCGTGGTTTGGGTTGTTTAGAAGTCTTAAAATCGATGATTGAAAGTTCTCCATCAAACTCTGCGATGCAATCGACAGTGCCTGCAACACCCAAGTATTGACTATAAAGAGAACCTTCAAGGGCATAAATATTATTTATACGTTTAAGAGCAGGGATTGCAATTTGAAAGAGATGTTCTGAAATAGGAAGAACATCAGAGTTGCAATCCATGTTCTTCAGATACTGTTCAATTAAAGTATGAGTATCTGTTCCCCGACTTGTTGCTTTACGAGTAATGCGATCTGCTTCTTCATCACCAACCTTTTTACGCCACGCAGCAAACTTTTCTTTACTGAAATGACTGATTACTGATGTGATAGAAACAAACTTTTGAAGTTCTTCTGAAGTAGGAACTTTATAATAACGAACTCCATCAATAGTCTCCCTCTCAAGTTGAGGGAGATTCAATTCAACGTGCTCAAACATCACAAATTCAATTCCATCTTAGCAACAAGATACTCCTTACAGAGACCAGAACGAACAATATCTTCGACACCAAATTCAATCATAGACATTGAAGGCATCACTCTCAAAATTCTTATAAAATCAACAATACCATTACGTTCATTTGTTTTCACAAGGTCTGATTGAGTTGCATCACCACAGAACATAATTTTAGAGTTCTCACCGACACGAGTAATGATACTATCAAGTTCGTGGAAGTTCAAGTTTTGGAATTCGTCAACGATAATGATTGCATTATCAAGTGTAGTTCCACGAATAAAAGAAGTGCTCCAAAAACTAATCGTTCCTTGAGTTTTCAGATTGCCATACAACATTTCAAATGCAGAATCATCAGGCATTTCAAACATATACTTTACCATATTCTTATAAGGAATTTGATAAAGACTTGACTTATCCTCGTGGTCTCCTGGAAGGAAACCAATTTCACGAGTTGCAACCAAAGACCTTACAATATAAATCTTTTCGTAAGGTGTTCTCTCATCCAAAACATCACGCAATGCATTGTAAAGAGTGATGAATGTCTTACCAGTACCAGCAGCACCGTAAGCCACAACGTTTTGTTGAAGTTTATATTGTTTAAACAGTTCCTCTTGATTATCAGTAAGAGGCTCAATCGTCTTTATGATATCAAGATTGATTGGTTTTTTGCGTTTCATTTGTCTATTGCTCATTCCAAATGGCACAGGATTTGATACTCTTTTTTTCGGCATGTAATCAATTAATCGGTTTTACTTTAGAACCTGGCATCTTAGCTGCTTTTTTCAAAACATCATTCCATCCAGGATGTTTAACTCTGAGTTTATCATAAACTTCACCAATCTCACCAAAGTTTGGGAAAGTAGATGGATCAGAATAATCTCTTTCCCAATCAGGATTGTCTTTCTTCCACTGGTCCCAGTCATGAACACTCATCTTGACTTCTTTTTGTTCACCAGTTTGTTTGTTAATAACGGGATATACTGCCATAAAATTTTCTAAGGTATAGGGATATTTATTAAGACCACTCAAGTGCTTCAGACACTGCGGGAAACTGTTCATTAAAGATAGAACGAACTTGTTCAGCAATCTCCATGTGTTCCTTCTGTGTACCGTGTGCAGATCGAAGATCGATATAATGAATCCAAGAACGCACTGAGCCTGTCATATACAATCTTGTAGGAGTTGCTAGAGGCAATACAAACCTTGCACACTCTTTTGCTACTCCTGCCTCTAGGAGACGATTGTAGAGTTGCATACCACGTTCAAAATAAAGACGAATCTCTTCAGTCATCTGCAGTTTCAAATAATCAGGGATATCATCAATAGAGTTCTGACGATTCTTTGTATCCTGACGACGAAGTTCTGGCAGAGGAATAGTCTTACTCAAAAGATTACTATCAGCATATCGTTGCGAAAACTCTTGATATGTAAAAGAACGGTGTCTAAGAATTTGAGCTGCAAGACCACGAGTTGTATTGATTTCTACAGTCATGGTTGCTTGTTCAAAAATGCTCCAGTGTTGATGATTAATACAATACTTGAGCAATCCAGAGAACTTTTCATTCTCTTGATTAGCAGGATTACTTACACGAGCACAGTAAGCCATATGCTTCTCTGCATCAGGTGTAACACTAATGAGTTTTACTTCTGGTTTCATGTACTCAAAATCAGTCGGGATATCCATCATCGTCTCCATCATAAAATACTTCGTCGTAATCGGAAAGGTGAGGAGCAACGTCCTCATAGTTTAAATAGGAATCAGTGTCAGAATAAACTTCTGATTTAAGACAATCAACAAGAGATTCTAGATTCCTTATAATTAACTTAAGCTTTTCTTTGTCCATCTCATTGAACCTCCACAAAGGTAATTATACACAAAAAAAGAGGGTTCGTCAAGAACCCTCTGATTTAAATAGATTTTCAAACCACTCATCCAAATGAATGAGATAGCATGACCAATAGATGCAACCTCTATAAGTTAATTGATAACAAGCGGGTGGCCTGTTGTCTTTATCCATATCATCATAATGATATGTGTAATTTTGCATTACTTCACCTTAACTTGACAGTTACCTGCCATGCATAATTGAGCATTGTGACGACGATCTTCTTTTTGCTTCTTCTCTTCATCACTTGTCCTCCTTAACGAACTTTACACCACGATAAACTTCGTTATGCTGTTGAGGCTGCTGTTGTTCTTGTCTTTGCTGACGATACTCTGAGGTATCGTAAGCTTGACCACGATAAACGACTTTAGACATTGGTTTACTCCAAAGAAATGAGATGGTTAAATCCCGTTCCTTCGGGCGGCGTTTGCGTCCCTAATGGGATGAACGATCCGTTCCGCGTCGTCCTACTTGCGTCCAGTTTCCTGGATGAACGTAAGGGTATTATACCCCAGACAATATAGTTATGCAAGTAGTTTTGTAAAATGTAATACAATTTTACAATATTTTAATCTCTTTGTCTCCAGTCGTCTGGTTTATCTCTGTTAAACCAATCAACGATTTCATCTGCGGATTCAAAACCTGTTCTATGAGTGGATGGATCTGGATCTCCCAAACCCATCTTATTCATAAAATCATCCAAACTACCTTCCTGCATATCAGGATTGGCAGCCTGTCTCCTTGCTTTACGAATCCATTCACGAGCAGTTGTGTTGGACTTTCCCAACTTTTCCGCCCATATCATATCAGAGAGAGAAACTTCTTCATTAAGAGCAATCTTACTACAGATTGACTCTAGTCTCAGGCGGTATGCGGGTGAAAGCATTTGTGTCTTCCAGTAGATAGTGTTCTGATTAATTGATATATTAAGTTAATGGTTTGCCATTTTTATCAACTAGTCCAAGTTTCTTTACTTGTGCAATATTAGATTTTTCTTTCTTTTTAATCTTTTTATACTTTTTTATAATTCTATCTATCTCTCGATTAGATATGTTTACTTTGAATTCATCTTCATTTGAAACAAATCCAAGTCCATTTTTTTTCATTTCTTCTTGATCATCAACATAATCATTGATTACCTCTTGGATTTCATCTCTAATGAGAGAGTTTATTTGATTTCTGAGATCTTCTTCATTCATCTTTTTTTCTTTTTATCAGATGCTTTATATCCCCAAAGTTTAGGATTAGTCCTACCATATCCAAAGTCAATCTTTTGAACTGCTCCCGGACCATACTTATCGTAGTAGAAATCAAATAAGTCAACTCTTTTTCTACAACGAGTTACATCCATAAAAGTTTCACCATCCACATTATACCAAATCAGGTATGCATCATTTGGAAGTGATGAATCTTTTGCTTGAACCATAGTTGCTTTTTCAAAAAGGATTTCACACCCATATTCATGAGGCAGATGTCTTGTATTTTCTCTCGTTGAATCTGCCATAACTTTCTCCGCAACTACACTCACGAACGATTACCCCATTGAATATCAGGATAAGCCTCTTTTACAATGTCAAAACTGATTTTATATTTTTGATTAAGATTCTTATCTTTTACTAAACAAATAATCTCTGCTTCTTTTGGATGAAGTCCCTCTAGCATTTGAATGAACATTGTTTCTCTTCGAAGAGATGAAAGACTGTCATTTCCACCTTTAATAAAATGATAAAGATTTCTATATTCTCTTCTGAGAGATGTGTGATCAGTACCAATGGGAACTTCATTTTCCTTATAAGGAACAGTTCCTTCTGGAATTGCCGATTTTACAGAATCATCAAAATTCCAAATAAGAATTGCCTTCACAGAGGGGTCAGAGTACTCTCTTAAAATATTAACTTTATCTTGTTTAGTTTTTTGTTTAACAACCAATTCAAAGACTTCATGAATAAATGGATTGGCAGGAAGTTTTTTATTTACTTCCGATTGAGGAGTAGTCTTTGCTGGAGTTTTCCTAGTTCTACTCGTCGTCTTCTTCGTCGTCGTATTCGTAGTCATTTTCAAATCTCACTGCTAAAATTTCGTCTGGAATTATGTTTCCATGTTGATCAAACATTTCTGGGTGTGTATATGAGGGATATGTGCTCTCATAGAAATGTTGCTTTGCCATCCATCCTATTACTCCACCAACAAAAAAGAACATTAATGAAACAAGAGTACCGATGGTTAGAGTTACTGCTAACATTTTTTTTCTCCGAGAGTTATTTTTTCCGAATATCCAAATGAAATTCGAATTGTAAATGTATCTCTCGTTTAAGGAGAGAAATCATCTTACCAAACTTTATTTGGAATGTTTTTGGTTCTTCAGATTTCTTCCTCCTTTTTCTTAACAATAATTCCACACCCCGATTGATCTCGGGTTCGGAATTATTTAGTTTGCTTTTTACGTCTCCCCTTTCTTTTGTCATGGTTATACTTCCATGCATCTTCTAAGATGCCATACAAATAGTTTCTTATTTTTCTTGCTTCTGGTTTTGATATATGACCATAAGCTTCACGAAGTTGTTTATGCATTTCGTCAGCACCACCTTCAAGGTAATCATCAAGATCCATAACTACATTACTAATGTTTGAAGCTGTAGAACTTTCGATAAACTCTTCCACTTCAAACTTTCGAGCACCTTTTACCTTAAGGTAATCATAAAATTTCAGAACAAACTTACCCTGAAATGCATAATCAATTGCCTTTTCAACGTCATTATAGACTTCTTGAAAATTAGTTTCCATTAAACTAAATTTTGCTCCCTTAGATATCTCACAGTGTCGGTACATCCTCCGACATGTTTATCATTCACAATTACTTGAGGGAATGTACAACCCTCACCAAATTCTGCATAGAATTCTTCTTTAGTAAAGTCGGTATTCAATTTGTATACTACATGCTGTAGGTTTGCTAATTTTAACACCTGTTCTACTTTTGTGCAATATGGACAACCATCTTTAGAATAAATTGTAAATTTCATACCTTCTTTTAAAGATTGAGAATTATTTAGTGTGTATAATTGAGGCCAAGTATCTCTAATTATCTCGGCTAGTTTATATGGTGTGTTAGAACTGATCATAAAAAAAGGAGGGTTTCCCCTCCCCACTTTAAATGAATTGAATGCAAATGTCAATCAAAGTGCATTGCCCCTCGGAAGTACTTCCTCTGGGAATACAAAGTTCTCATGTGGTTGGTCTACTGGA